CTCTTCGGGTATAGTGAGTTATAAATGGTTGGTCCTCAAAACCTATCGGATATAATTTATTGTGTTGAAAAAATGCATCAGATTGTAAATCATTTAGGTTTTGTAAACCCAAATTACATTGAAGTAATCCCTTTTTGTTGATTACCCATTTTGCTTCCTTAGAAGTAGTCAAATCAATCGTAGGAGTCTTACAATCAATATGGTTAAATGGTACAATAAAGTCCTTATCATCAAATCTAACATATAGAAATGATAATTTGTTATGTATAGGATGCTTTTCCAAATCAGACCATATTGGAATGATTATGGATGTCTTAGTATTCCATAAATTTAAAAACTCCGTTACTTCAGTTTGTGACTCTACTATAACCATCCTACAAATATACGAAAATTATTTGAATTTACCAAATTTATTAGATATTTGTTTTATTTTAAAGATATAATTTGAAAAATAGTGCTGATGTGCTGATGTTATACTACCTTCATTAAAATTTCCATCTAATTTAGGTAGATATATGTTGGATTGAAATCCTTCAGTTCTTAAATAGTCAACTTTATCTCTGATATGGAATATATCGTTCCACAAATCAGTTCCATTTACTTTTAAACCAGTATCAGTTACCCTACCTTCATTATGTACTCTAGCATAAGTCAAAATTCGTTTTATTGAAGTGTGTGCTAATCCTAAATAATCTAAACTACCCATAACTTCCAAATCATCAACGAAATTAGAAGTTACATCAAATTTATCGATTACTTTTAGTAAAGATGAGGTTCTCATTACATATGTGTGATAAATGCACATAATATTTGCTTTACTACAATGAATTATAGATGTAAAATGCTTTGGTTCATCATAATAGTTAGTTGTCCAACTCCAAGGATGAGTCCAAGGGTGATTATTAGGAATTGTATATGCTGTCCATAAATCTCTTGTCTTTGGGGCCTCTAATGGAGTTTGAGTTTGATTTATTTGTTGTAATGTAGTATTCTCAAAGAATACAGCTGAACCATATGAGAAATCTAACTCAGTATGTTGTGTATATGTGTTTGATAAGTACTCTAATGTATCTTCTGCCAATAAATCATCATCATCCAATCGTACAATCAATTCACCATTAGCAAGTTTTACTCCAATTTTCCAAGAATTCTTAAATAAATCGTATGGAGTATTTGATGTGTGGTATAAAACATCATTTTTAGGATTTTGTGATTTAAAATCTTTATAAATGTTAAAATTAACATCAGATGCTGAATCATCAAAAATAATAACCTCCCAATTCGTATGAGATTGAAGTTGGACAGATGCCAATGCTTCTTTTAATAAATCAGGTCGGTTGTATGTACGAACTATAACACTTATTTTCACTATTGCACAATTTTATATACAAATATATGAAATTATTTTGAATTATCCAAATTATATTTAATAAATTGTATAAGATTTGGTAAATATAGTGCTATCTTTGGTAATTTAAGTGATGTTAATTTAAGTGATGATGAATTTGAAGCTTTAATCTCTTCTTTAGTTCCTGTTAATCTCCAATCTAATGAAGCAACAGTATAAAAACTATTAGAAGCGTATTTCATCATAGCACTTTGTTTAACTTCATATATAGGTGAATCAAAATCATTTGCCTTTTGTAAAAAGTATCTGGTTATATACCCTTTTTTATAATCAAAATCACTTGGTTCCGGTAAATGCGTAACTACCCTTACCGGCCTATACTCTAATGGTAATTTAATTATATTTTTATATCTATCCAAATTCATATTTTATCGCTTTGGTCTATATCCACCAGTAACTTCAGTTGTCCATACCATACCTTCGATTGTATGCTTTACAGATAACACTTGGAAAAATCCACTATTATATGCAGATGGAATTCCATTTACTTTAAATTTATCACCCCTCTTAATACCACTTATACCATGTATTGAAAATGAAAAATTAATCGGCATTAATGGAGCTGTTCCCTTTTCTTCGGTATTTTTTCCAGTTTTAAATGCTGAAAATATGGATGAGTCATTAAATGCACCTAAATAACATATATCATATAAATCCAATCCATCTAATGTACTTTGCTCAGTATGTTCAACTTTAGGATAAAATGATAATTTACCTAATATTAAATTTAAATTAGCTTCTTTAGCATCTTCCGTATCCATTGTTGGAATTTTAGGAGGTGGGTCTTTCTTTTTCATTTTAACCTTTATCATATCCGTTTTACTACTAAATAAAGCTTTTGGTATATGTTTAGTATCCCCATTTAAACTCTGACCTAGTCTACTTCCTATAATTTGGTTCATTTTTGCTCCACTAATATCCAAATCAAGACTAGCTTCCATAAAAATAGAATCAGGACCAGTTAATTGAAATGTATATGGGGTAGATGGTGTACTATTTGTTATACAATTAGTTTCAAATACTCTTAATTCTGTAGTTGTTTCATTTACAGCATGCTCTACTAATTGGAAATCCCACATACCATTTACAGCAGATGATATTCCATTTAAAATTTGATAAAGTGCATCTTTAATAAAAAAGTTTTTAGTATCCATTACACCTTTTGCAAAATCAAAATTTATATACAAATCATGCAAATATCCCCACTCTTCTGGGTTTTTAGTAATAGTATCTGCACCATTTGTTTGTTTTTGATTTAATGGACCTGAGTTTGGAAATTCTACTACTCCACCAACCCTATTATCAGTAACAGTTGCAGCGCTGATTAATGCATTTATATTAGGTAATACATCTGAAATTCCTGCTAATTTCATAGCTGGTGTACTTTTATTTGGTATAAATAATTTAGTAGAATCAATACTATACATATGTTTAAATGCAGAACATGCAGTATCTTTTGTATTTAATATAAACGAAATTATTTTAGAATCTTCACCATTTAAAGTATATCCCTCTACACCAATTGCATTAAATATTTCCATTAATGCACTAAATCTTATAAATTTTTGCTCAGATACAATTTTAGTTCCTTTTGGAAATGAAACTTTTTCACCACCAACAAGTAGTTTACTTTCAGCAAATGTAATACCAAATAAACTTTTACCATCAGTTGAATCATTAACCATCCCAGATACCTCTTCATCAAATCCTATAAAATTATTTACATCAGATAAAGAATCTTGCAAAGCTTTTACATGAGCTGTTTGTCTTGTACCAGGAAGTGAATTATAACACTTCATCCATCTTTGTTTACCAAGAGCAGCTTCACCAGCAGTTTCTATATCATTTTCACCATAAATAGGTTCGCTTGCTAATGTACCTTCATCACCATCCTTTTGAACACCAGTTTCAGATGTAACTAAATACGATGGTAACTCTGTATATCCCGTACATTTGCCACTAATAATCCATTTATCACCATCTATACTAATACTTCCACCAGTATTAAATCCTAAGTAGTTATCGTATTCATAACCTCCCGTTTTTCTTTGTGCATCAGTTTTTTGAAATGATTGAAATGATGATACAGTTGCCGCATTTAATCCAACCAATCCACCAACTCCAGCAGCAGTGTTCCAACCCCATTCAATGAATATGGAATAACCCGGTTCTAAGAAATATTTAGATAATTCCTCCATTTGCGATTTACTAAAACAAGTAATTGAAAATGTTGCTTTTCTAGAAAGATTTCCTGCACCTTCATCAATTTCTAATGAAGTTACAATAGCAGCAGGTCTTTGAGGTCCACTACTACCACCACCAACAGCAGATTTACCATCCCAACGAGTTCCAATAATACCAGATGAATTAGAGCTACCATAAATACCAGCAGCATCAAATAGTTTTACATTTGGATTTGAATACATTGTTAAACCCGGACTTGCTCCAGATGTTAATCTAACCCACGCGTTTAAACCTGATACTTTAAATGAATTACCCTTTCTACCATCTAACTTGGATGTAATTCCACTTTTTATTTGAGAGAAATTTGGAAATGTTGACATAACTTATTGATTAAAATTGTTGCTTATCTCTATATAATTTGTAGGTATTCTTAATACAGTTCCATCTTGAATTCCAAATGGTGCATCATGTATATTATTAGCAGATGCAATTATCCACCAAAGTGATGCATCTTCATAGTATTGATATGCTAGAGTATCAAATCTATCATCTGATTCAGTAACTACATAGATATCAGTATCACTTAATGGAATATCAGGGTATATCTTTGAACGATATACTCGTCTACCATCATTAGTATTTCTGATTTCTGTATTTTCGTATCTACTTGCCATATACTTTTATTTTATTTATATGCATATTTTGATTTGTTATAAGTTGTTGATTTACTTTCAATTAGTGTCATACTAATAGCAACATCAACTATCATTGGCAATACCATACCTTTTTTAATTTCCCAAGGATAATTATCATCAATTGTATATGATAATGAATCTATAAATGCCTCTTTACCTTTATATAAGTTACCCACTGTAAAATACATTAAAGGTGGTGTAACAGATAACCCAGAATATGCAGTTGGATAAGTCATACCAGTCAACGCATCTAATTTTTTCCAAGCAATTGTATGTTCAGCTTCATTTAAAGAAAATACTTTAAAATTAAAACTAACACTACGTTCAATTCCAGTATATGTATAATAATTAAATGGTGAACCTATAAATTTATTAGAATCCCAACTTGGTGACATTGTTTCAGTTAATGCGGTAATTGTACCTCTAAATTGAACAAGCTTTTTATCAGCTACTGATTGAAATCTTAAAGCAACAAAATCAGCATCTTCATTTTTTGCATTTACATCCAATTCATTTATTATATCCCTATTGGTGTACATACCACGCTTATCAGTTTCTAAAAATGTAGTCTTATCCCACTTAGATTGTTTTTTAGATTCTGAGAATTTTTTTATTTTATCAGGTTCTTTTGAGAATATAATTGGTTTGAATTCTAATTCCTGCTTATATGATAAATCATTTCTATCTTTAGGTGTATCTCCTTCTGGAAATATTGTTTTAGTATAAGATGCACCTTTTGCATCAAGCTGTCCATTTTCAGGTTTAGTTGATGGAGTTGCATCTTTATCAAATCCATAATTAGTTGAAACAACTCCAAAAAAATCAGTACTGGTTTTAGTAAATCCAGTAACACTACCCTTTACAATTACAGTTCCTTCTGTTTTTAATCCAGTACGTTCCGAACCTCCAAATAGTTTATTTCTAAGCGCATCTTTACCAAGTTTTATAGCGGCTCCTAATGCTTGTTTACCAATAGTTTTTAAATTACCACCACCTAAACCTTTTAGTAACTTACCTAATAATGAACCTTCGGCTGATTTTTTAATTGCAGCTAAATCATTCATTCTATCTTGAACCAATCCTAAATTTATTTTTTCAGTACCAAGCGTTCCACCTGCCATCAATTTACCAACTACATAAGTTGGAGTTGCTCCTATTGGAATACCTAATTTAGAATTTACACTATCTCTTAATTTTGAAACCTTTCCACCAATCTTACCGCTATCACTCAATTCACCCGATGTAGCTGATTTCATAGCATCCAACATTGGTGTAGTTCTTAGTGTAATTCTCGTTAGTTCATTACCATATATTACAGGTGTTGATAATCCTCTGATTATACGAACTCCTGTCAACTCTTCTTCTAATAAAGTTTCACTTCTTCTTACACCAATTACTTTTCTTAATAATCTTGCAGCTGCAAATCCAGTATTATTTACTAATAAATCAGTAGTAGATATCCTAATATCTTTACTATTTCGTACATCATAAGCAACGGCAGCAGTTTTACCATCCTGAGATGCTAATTGTTTACTTTTAAATAATTCTTCTAATGTTTGTGCCATATTATATTGCGTATGAATTACTTCCTACCTTATTTACCACTCTACCAATTGCGGCTGATACTTTTGTTCCATCCATATAAACACCAACCTTACCAGAACTAAGGTCAGCTCTTAAACCTTTAATTTCATCTAATAATGCGGTATCACCACCTTCAGCACCGGCTCCTTCTCCACCACCCATTCCTAACATTGAACCAACACCAACTGCTATTGCTCCAACAGCAGCTACAGCCATTAAACCAGGCAATGCAGCTATACCAGCTACACCTACTAAAGTCAATGCTCCAGCTAATCCTACTAACGCAAGAGATAGAGCGGCTATTGGTGCAATGTATTGGAACATTTCTCCAATAACACTACCAACCGTTGACATTGCCGTTATAACACTTGTCAATCCACCACCTAATGTAGCTAGTGAAGTAGTTATTAAACTTAATCCAGTACCAACCAACATTATACCAGCTCCCACAAGAAGTAAACCAGGTGCGGCTATTAAACCAGCCATACCAAATCCTATCAATGCGAATGATAGTACCCCCAATGAAAGTGATAACATAGCCATTGGTCCTACAAATGCGAATATACCAGCCAATACATCTCCGATTTGTGATATTGATGATATTACACTTCCCATAGAACCACCAATTGCGTTAAATCCAGCTGCGGCAACTAATAAACCAGCACCCAATGTCATCATTGCAATTCCTAATCCAGCTAATGCTAATAAACCAGCTCCAAATATAAATGCTCCTGCACCAGTCATCATTAATGAACCTAATGCGAATGCAGCTGCTCCAAATATTACTAAACCAGCTCCAGCTGCTATTACTGAACCAATGTCCAATCCACTTATTAAACTCATTGCGTATGCAAATGGTACTAATGCTAATCCTAATATTGCTACTGCCAATGCTCCTTTTATCATATCACCTTGTGCTTTTCCTAATACATAAGCAATTGCGGCCAAACCAGCTACCCCAACTAAACCCTTTCCAACATCTTCCCACTTAACAGTTGCAAATTCTTGGAATGCTTTAGCTGCTACATATAATGCGGCTGCCATAATTAACATAGCTGCGGCTCCTTTAATTAAATCATTTGCCTTAATACCCTTACCCATTTTACCCATCTTATCCCCAGCATCGGTATCCGGTGTTTTTATACTTTTTGCTTTATCACCAACACCAGCTAAAAGTTTATCTTTAGCTCCACCAGCAACAGCATCAGTAGCACCCCCACCAAATAAACCAGCTACTTTTTGTGCACCCATCTTAACTAAGTTCTTTAAGAAATCAGCTGATTTAGTAACTATACCACCCATATCGATGCCCAATGATTTAAACCCTTGGCCAAGTTGACCACTCATTGTAATCATCCCACCAAGCCCCTCTAATCCAGTACCTAAATATTTATTTAATCCCATGTTAAGGGTTTCCCCCATAGCACTAAACGTTTCATTTACAGCAGCACCCATTGTATTGGCATTCTCTTGGTTTGTAGCCATTTTTTCCAATTCTGCAACCGAAACTCCTAATAAATCAGCGGATGCTTTCTTTTGGAAGTAATCCATTTTGTTGAATGCTTCAATACCACCTAATGCACTTAAGGTTTCATTCATTGCACCTTGCATATCACCTTCATATGCTAATGCTCTAGCTCTATCTAAGTTGATATCTTTACCAAGCATTGCACCTAATTCTAATTCCTTAGTAATAGATGATTCGAAATCCAATAGGTTATCAGCAACACCACTAATGGTACTCATATTTACACCTAATTTCTTAGCGTATCCTGCTGCTTGTAATATATTTTTACCACCATCTTTTCCAAATAATGCAAACTCTTCAGCTGAACCAGCTAAATCTGCCATTAAATCGGCAGGTATAATTCCATTTTGGTTTGCAAACTCCTGAGTGGTTTTAATCATATTTGCTGCTATTTCGGTTGAACCACCATTCAACCTTGCAAATGAACCCATTAATCCAACTGCTTCGGTATTTGTTATACCCATATTAGCAGCTATTAACCCAACATTAGCTTGTGTTTGGAATGTTGCAGCAGATACATCTCCGAATTCAGATGCTAATGATTTTACAGTACTAGCAGTATCTTCAAATATAAATCCTAATGCAGTTGCGGATGTAGTTGAAGAGTTCAATCCTTGTGAGAATGATTGCCCCAACTCTTTATTCATATCACCAAATTTATTGGCGAACGCACCAGTTGCAATTACTAATGCTCCAATAGCTGCTTGAGGTCTTAGTAAAAATGTTGTTAAGGTTGAACCTAATGCTCCTATTTTTTTCTTTATAGCATCAAACGCAGTTGCCTGTTCTTCTAATATATCTTTTTGTTCTTGTGTTAGAGATGCCATATCCCTTGCAGCTACAACCTGAGATTCAATGGATGCTTCTATTTGCCCTTGAATACTTAGAAATTGTTTAGCTACATTAGTTCTCTTATCCAATGCATTAACTTGCTCTTGAATTTGGTCACTAATTGAATTTAATTTATCTTCTAATTCAGCTTTTTGAACAATATCATCAGCGGTTAGTTGAGCTAACTCTTTTGCTATCGATGATTGTTCGTTATATTGTGATAATATATCAGTTACAATATCAGATGATGTTTTATTTCTTTCAGAAATTTCACTACCTCTTGCTAATTGGTCTGATACACTAGTTGCTATATCTCTTTGTAATATCGCTTGAGTTCGCATTTCATTAGAAACAGCTGAGTATATTGTACCCAACGATTTAGCTTCTTGCTCTAATGTAACAGCACCCTGTACTGTTTTATTTTGATTATCAACAAATGTCTTTAAAGTACCTACTATTCCCTCTAATCTACTTTTTAATTTAATATAAGTTTCATCCAACTTAGCGGCATCTTTTCCCTGCTCAAGCTGAATTTGCTTAATTTGTTTTAGTATCTCAACTCTTTCTTTAAGTAGACTGTTGCTATCTGCCATAATTTATTATAAATCCTTAAGAATTTTCTCTAACTCTTTGATTTCTTTTTCAATGGTTGTTAATCTGGCAGTAACGTGAGTAGGAACTCCTTTCTTTTTGGCTTGTTGTATAAACCTGTCTTGAGTACCCTTTTGAAGGTCATCTAAAAAACGATTTATGAATCCAACAATTGAACCTTCGTTTAAATTTTTCTTTCCCATAATAATTTATGTTATTCGTACTCCTATAAATATAAAGATAAAAAAAAGTGAGGATTATCTTTTAATCCTCACTTTCGATTGTTGTTGTGCTTTTTTATGTTCTTCGGATTCTTTCTTTTTTAACTCAATTAATTTGTTAAAATAGAATTTTCTCCATTGTGATGGCATGAAATACACATCATTCCAGCTGAATCCATTACCATAATTAACCAACTCCCAAATTTGAGTATGGAGTTGAATACTATAATCACTCGGTAGGGTAAAAAAAGTTTATCCCAAATGGGATATCTAGCGCCTCCGTTTCGCCTGTTACATCTGATGTGAAATCAAATTTTAAATCCATATCCGGACTTAACTCCTTAACATATTTTCTAAATGCCTTAGTATCCAATGCAAGGAATCCATTTTGAATCCAGCTTGTAACAAACCCTTTATCTTCATTTCCATCAACAGATTGTATCATATATTTCAAACGAGTAGTAACATCAAATGTTTTTTCTCCCTTTCCTTTATATAATCTTTCTAATGCTTGAATTTCTTTTGTAATTTCAGTTTCATCACCGTGTGTTAGTAATTTAAATACCAACTCTTTACCTGATTTTGGTAATTTGAATTTATATCTATTTTCACCATTTAATAGAGATTCATTAACATCTTTAGTTTTCACCTTAGATAAATCAATTGTTACTGATTGTTTTTCCAATGTAAATGGGTCAGTAATTTCAACAGTATAATCAGCCCCATAACCTAATACTCTTGTTGCCATTAAAATTGCGTTTTTATCTCCAATAAATACATCGTTGATATTAACACCTTCTTCAACAACAATAGATTCGAATAATTTATCCAATACCACACCTTTTTTAATTAAAGTTTGTGATGCAAGGATATCTTCTTCTCTAGCTGTCATGTATTTGATTTCAATGTTACCCTTTCTTAATGGGTGTTTTTCGGGATACACTAACCCCTTTGATGGTAAATCAATAATTTCCGTTGGGAAATCGAATTTAGTATTGCTCATAATTAACCTTTATTTGTTTGTATATAAATATATACTTTTTGAAAAATTAAAAAAAAAGAGAGATTCTTAATAAAAGAACCTCTCTAATTAATGTAATTATTGATTTTTATTTTAGAATTCTAAAATTGCGTAATCATAAGCCAATGTCAATTCGATATCAGCTGCATCGTTTGAATCAAATGATAAATCTCCGAAGTTAGCAGATACAATAAATGCTCCTTTTAACTTCCATTGTTCGATTTTATCACCAACAGGCCCTAGCATATAGAAATCGATGTCCTTTTTATAGAAATCGGCGTAACCTTTTCTACCAGTTAACGATTCATATCCTAAACGAACCCATTCCATTACTTGTTGTGCTCCAGATGGAACGATTGGGTCATACAATGTTATTGTAATGTCCTGCCATTCTCCCTTACCTTGCAATTTGCGATAAGTGTTGATATGGTCTAGTTTAACCGGTTCGAAAGTGATAGATGGTCTAGCCGCTGATTTTATTAAGTAAGATTGAATTCCGTCAATCTCCATAATATAGCGGTTCTTCATCTTCGGTTCGAAGTTGGTAAACATCATTTGTGAAAATTCTAATACTTCTGCCATGTTTTATCTCCTATTATACTAATAAATATTAGTTATTTTTTTATTTGTTAATTTATGCTGAGAAACTTGCTCCAGTAGGTAAGATATTGAAATCAATTACAATAAATTCAGCAGTTTTTGCTGGTTGTAAGAATATCTGTCCTGCTAAAATGTTTCTATCTACTACATCAGGTGTGTTGTTAGATTCATCCATAACTACTTTGAATGCGTATAAACCTTGTCTTTGTTGAATTCCTTCTAAGTAAGGTTGTACAGTGTTGATAAATCTACCACGAGTTGCTGCGGTATTTTGTTCGAACACTAAGAATCTAGAAGTAGATGCGATATACTTTTTAACGGTAATCAATAATCTTCTTACGTTGATTCTATCCAATGCTGATGCTTTATCTTGCAACGTTTTTTGTCCAAATGCTACAATACCTTGCCCAGGGAAAGAAGCGATTGGGTTTACTTTGTTTTCATATAAAGTATCTCTTTCAGAATGTGTTAATCTATTAAGAACTGAAACAGCTCCTACGATTCCTCCTCTATTCAAACCAGCAGGTGCGAACCATTCAGCCGCAATAGCGTCATTTGATGCGTACACAGCAGGTAACAATACTGATGGTGGAACACTTATTAATTTGTTAGTGTTTGAATCAACCATCTTAACCCAAGGGTAGTAAGTACCAGCGTAGTTTGAATCAACTGCTGCTGCCTGAGTAGTAGCTTGTGCTATTGTATCAGGTGCTGCGTTAAAATCAGCGATGTAGAAACAATCTTGTCTAGCTTCAACCATATCAATTACTTTAGTAGTAACCGGAGTGTGTAATCTTCTAATAACACCCGGAGTTACAACCATATTGATATCATATTCATCAGCGTTTGAAATTGCGTTGATTGCTTTAGAGTATGCCTCATATCCACTAGCTACAGAAGTTGATAAATCAAATCCCTGTGAGTTAGCTGCTGATATTGCCGTTCCTAAGTTAATTGGAGTTGCCGGAGATTGTCCGTTAAATCCACCTTGGAAACCTAATATAAATTGTCTCTTAGCCATATCAGTTGAATCAGAACCACTCATTACATAAGTAAGTTGAGAATCAAATCCGAAATCTACGTTTGCTCCAATTTTAGTAGTTGGTAATGGTGCCAAATAATTAGCGTTATCTAATTTAATACCAATTGTTTCGAAATCAAAACCAGCAAAATAAATTGGTGAACCAGCAGTATTATCTACTGAACCAGTTTGGAAAACAACAGCAGGTATCCATTCGGCCTGTGTTGTTGTTGTTGTTTCAATTGGATTAGTATAAGCTCCATGTCCAAATGGTGCTGCTGATACAGGGTATGAACCTTGCTCTTTAACTTCTACTCTAATATATTTTGAGTTATTCAACCAATCACCATATTCAGTAATTTTACCAGTTGAATCAATTGTCATAAATCTATCACCAATTACTCTAGCTATAAAGTTAGGAGAAGGGTCTAAGTTTACGTTGTTAAATGTTTCTAATACTGATTTTCTCTTATCAGTATCATTGTATGCTCTTACAGATACAGAGAATGTAGAGTAATCAGTTGCTCCATCTTCACCAGCTGCTTTCACATTAGAAATACCGATTTTAAATCTTGTGTTTTCGTTGTTACCATATCCTAATGTATGGAAACGGAATAATTCATATCTCTCACCAGAAATAAGTTGTGATTTTACATAAGGAGTTTGTGCAGGAGATGCTCCAGCTTGCGAAGGTGCTCCTAATCCTAAATCAGTACCACCAAATACTTGAGATGGTAATGCAATTGCTACAACTGCTCCAGCAGGATTGCTTGTATTGTAATTAAATGCAGATGCTTCATTTTCAAAGTATGAATAAACATATCCATCTTTTGAACCAAATGGTGATTCACCAAATACATCACTTACATCATTAGTTGCCGATGGAACTAAAGATGATGATACAAAACCAATACCAGAACCAGAAACTACAAATGAACCAGATATAGTTAATGATGGTGTTACAGTAAATGGACCAAATCCTACTTCAGCATCACCATTGTTGGTTGAGTGAATAGTAGAGATTAATTTCTTACCAGCAGAACCACTAGCAACTAAACCAATTGGTGTAGCTTGTGTATATCCTCCGGTATCCATTACCCTTACAACAGTCACAGTACCTGCTTCTCTTAAATAGTTTTGAACCGCATACTCTGTGTAGTATGTTCCATCAGGTGTTCCGAAAATGTTTTCGAATTCTGATTGTGTTCTTACGATTGTGGGAACAAACGCAGGTCCTTGTTTGAAAGGTCCTATAAACGCTGCTCCAATTTCTCCGATACCCTGAGCCAAGAACGATAAATCGTTTTCTCTTGTGAATACTCCGGGTGATACAATTCTTTCTGCCATATTTTATTTCTCCAATAAGTTTAGTTTGATTATAATATCAAATACACATATAAATATAAAGAAAAATCCCAAAACATAAATTTTGGTTGTATGATTGGGAGTTTTTCTTCTTTTATATAAATATCAATTATTTTATCAAAGATTTAATCATTTCTTTTAATTCATCAATTTGTTTTTGCTGAGAATTGATTATTTCGGTTTGTTCTTTAATACCTTCAACTAAAAGAGGAACTACTTTAGCGTAGTTTACAGTTAAGTAATCTTCTCCAGATTTGGAACCTACAATATTATTATTTTTATCAGTTTCCGTATCAAATGGTGCTAATGTCACAATTTCAGGTAAAACTTCTTGTACTTCTTGTGCTGATAAACCTAATTGTCTTTTTTCGTTTTTGTATCCGAATGATTTTGCTAAATCATTTTCAACATAATAGAATCCATTCAATTTAGAGATTTTATCTAAAGCGTTTTCAATAGAACCAACTTTAGTTTTTAATCTTTCATCAGAGTAGTATGCAATAACATCACCCTGTGCGTAAACCCAGTTATAAGAATAAACATAATCATAGTTTGTTCTATTCAATCTGGAAGTACCATTCGGAGCCAAATAATATGCAGTATCACTGTTGTGGTAATATACGTTACCATATACTCTATTATTGAAATATGCAATAGGGTTACCACTCTCTCGTCCGATATATGCTACGGAAACTGACTGGCCAGTAGTATTATCATGTATTCTTACATATGAGTTTGCATTATTATCATTTGAATCTAATCTTAAGTTGATATCATTAAATGAGTTAATA